GAGCGTTTATCAGTGGTGTCAATACATACCCAGTGGACAAAGACAAAAGCAGTAAGAGAGCGATACTTGGGGGTATTATTGGGGGGATTACAGTAGCAATTCTAGGTGGTCTAAGTGCCCCAGGTACTATGGAAGCACTAACTAGTATTGCCCAACTTAAAGCTACTCAAATGGTTGCTAAGGCAAAAGGAATGGATACAGCAGTTAATGCAGCAGAAAAGGCAATTGCAGACATTATTAAGAATAGCCCAGGTGTTATAGATAAACTAGATGACTATCTGGCTACAGGTAAAGGTATGTTTGCTGCTATTGAAAAGTCTGAAGTTTACCAGTCACCTACCGTAGCTTCTACACCTAGTGGTAGTGGTTCTAAACCGCCCGTTGTTGATGCACCTGCTGCAACTACTACAAATAATGATAACGATGATGGTCCAAGCTTTCCAACTGTTACACAAGAACAAATATCGCAAGCCCAAGAACAAGCAAAAAGTTCTGCAATAGAAAGTGGAGCTACACAAAAAGAAGCAGAAAAAGCAGGTACTATTGCTGGTGGACAAATGGCAGGTAAAGGATACGTAGGAGGTTACGGATTTAATAAAGGTGGCTTGATGGCCAAAGGCAAAAATAAAAAGAAGAAATAATAAGGCTACCCAGCAATAATGCTGGCCCCAACATAAGGAAAAGAATATGCCTGAACTAGCAGAAGTAGAAACACCAAAATCAGCAGGTTTTGTTGATCGGGGTTATAATCACGAAAGAAAACGTAAACGTATTGAGGATGAAGAAGAGGAGATCAAACGTCTTGAAGCTCAACAACGTGGCGAAGAATCTGAATCAATCGAAGAAGAAACCTCCAAAACGGAAGAGACCAATGCAGAAGTTGAAGAAACAACGTTATCTGCAGAAGAAAGATCTTTTAAAAAAAGATATGGTGATTTAAGACGTCACATGCAAGAAAAAGAGAAGGAATGGAACGATAAGTTCGAAATCTTTGAAAAACGCATGAAAAAAGAATCCATTGTTCCTCCTAAGTCTGATGAAGACATTGAACAATGGGCAAAGCAATATCCAGACGTAGCAGGTATTGTAGAAACTATTGCTGCTAAAAAAGCCCAGGAGATGTTCAGTAAAGCAGATGCTAGGCTTCAAGAGTTAGATAAAGCACAGTCAGAGGCAGAACGGATAAAAGCAGAGAATGCTATCCGTAAATCCCACGAGGACTTTGACGAGCTACGTTCCTCTGATGAATTTCATAACTGGGCTGAAGAACAGCCTAAGTGGGTGCAAGATGCACTATACGAGAATGCAGATGATCCTGCCTCAGTAGTACGTGTCATTGATTTGTACAAAGGAGATAAAGGCCTTACTAAAACTGCAAAGAAAGCTAAGGCTAGGGATGCAGCTTCTACAGTCACAAGACGTACTAAGACGTCAGTAGATATAGATGATGCAAACGACACTATTCGTGAGTCAGAAGTTGCAAGAATGTCCGACAAGGAATTTGAGCAAAGAGCTGATGAAATTAACAAAGCTATCCGTTCGGGTAAGTTTGTTTACGATGTATCTGGTAGAGCCAGATAAGCTGTTGACAAATACTAATTCAACAGTATAACTATAGGCACAGAGACAAAAGCCTCATTTGACTACCTTTTGTCTCGGCCAAATTCCACAAAAGTCTAAACTAAAAAGAACTACCTGTTTAAGTATAGGCCCAAGAAACATTCGGTTGGCCAACTGAATACTTCTTGCACCCTAGAAAAATAACAGCCTCTTTAAGGTGTTTAGCTTCGTTTATAAGCCAAATATCATGGAGGATTTCAAATGGCTTTTCAATCCGCAGGTGGACACGGGAATTTACCAAACGGTAATTTTTCTAGTGTTATCTACTCGAAAAAGGTTCAGCTCGCCTTTAGAAAGAGCACAGTCGTTGGTGATATCACTAACTCCGATTATTTTGGGGAGATTTCTGCCCAAGGGGACACTGTTAAAATTATTAAAGAGCCTGAGATTTCAGTTGCGGCATATGCCCGTGGCCAGAACATCACAGCACAGGATCTTGATGATGAAGACTTCTCCCTTGTAATCGACAAAAGCAACTACTATGCTTTCAAAATCGACGACATCGAAGAAGCTCACAGCCACGTAAATTTCATGGATCTTGCAACCAACCGTGCGGCTTACCGCCTGGCTGATCAGCATGACCAAGAAGTTTTGGGTTACATGACAGGTTACAAACAGTCTGACTTGCATGCTCAAGCAGATACTGTAAATGACGTTGTTAATGGTACAAAAGCTGTAGCAACTGCAGGTTCAGACGAATTGCTTGGTTCAATGAAACTGAAAAAGGGTGACTTTGGTAACATCACAACATCTTCTGCTGGTGACCACTCAATCCCTATTGCAGCACGTCTACCAGGTGCAACTGCACTGCCAACTGCTACGATCTCACCAGCTATGTTGGTGGCACGTATGGCTCGTTTGCTTGACCAACAACAAGTTGACAAGCAAGGTCGTTTTATCGTAGTTGATCCAGTATTCATGGAAGTACTTCGTGATGAAGATTCACGTTTCATGAATGCCGATTACGGTGAAGCAGGTGGTCTGCGTAATGGTCTTGTCTTGAACAACTTCCACGGTTTCCGTGTATACAGCTCAAGCAACTTGCCAGCACTGGGTACTGGTCCAGGTACAACAGGTACTGCAAACCAGAATGCCAACTTCGGTGCAATCGTAGCTGGTCATGATTCTGCTGTTGCAACTGCAGAGCAAATCAGTAACACTGAAACTTACCGTGACCCTGACAGCTTTGCTGACATCGTTCGTGGTATGCACCTATACGGTCGCAAGATTCTTCGTCCAGAAGCTCTTGTAACTGCCAAATATAACTTAGCATAAGGGGAGATTAGACAATGGCTTTGAATGGTATTCGTATGATCTCAGTAGAACTTGAGGCAACAGCACTGTCTGCTGGTGCCAATACAGTTGCTACTCTTCCTGCACAAACAGTTATCTTGGCTGCTGGTGTTGAAGTTACAGAAGCACTTACAGGTGCTTCTGCTTTGACTTTCGACATTGGTACTGGTCTCGATGATGATGCTTTTGTTGCAGCATATGCAATGGCTGGTAAGGCAGTGGGTGCAGTAGCACCTTCTATTGCTGGTGTTGCTTATCTGACAGCAGAAGATACATTGGACATGACTATTGATACTCTGACAGGTACAGCCACTGCAGGTAAACTGCGTGTCTGGGCAATGGTTGCAGATGTCGATGGTAAAGGTGCTGCAGAAGTAGCTCGTGATCAAGTGTAAATAAATATCTTTAGGGGCTGGGAAACTGGCCCCTTTAGGCTATCCAAAGGATTTTTGTAATGGCTACCTATGTTACACTGGTAAATCAACTACTACGTAGATTAAACGAAGTCACTCTAGATACTGGGGGTGATGGCTTCGATACAGTACGTAACGTACAAGCATTGGCTAAAGATGCTGTAAATAATGCCATTAGAAATATCCTACAAACAGGGCAGGAGTGGCCCTTTCTTAAAACTACTTATACCCAAACACTGACTGCAGGTACAAGACAATATGATTTCCCTGCAGATTTTGCCAGTGTAGACTGGGATACTTTTTATATAAAGCAGCTAGGATCTACAAGTAATACTCCTAGTTTTTTACCTACAATTTCTTTTGAGGAATATACTCAAAGATACCGTGGCCTTGATGATCAAGCAGATGTAGGCTCAGGTATATCTGTACCTCAACGTATATACCAAACATATGGAAGTAAGTTTGGTGTTACTCCGGTTCCAAATGCGGCATATGAAATAGAGTATGTGTACTGGTCATTTCCAGCAGATTTAACTTTGTATGATGATGACTGTATTATTCCAGACAGATTTAGTCACGTAATTATTGACGGTGCAATGATGTACTTAATGAGATTTAGATCTAACGATCAAAGTGCAGCTATCCATCAACAAACTTTTAGTGAGGGTATTCGTTCTATGAGACGTATACTTATGGACGACCCTTTAGACATCAGATCTACAGTGCTCCAGAAAAATAAATCGTTTAGTAATACAATTAGTAGTATTGTTTAATGCCTGAGAATTTAGCCTCATTTAAAGTATTTGCACAGGGTGGCTTAAATACAAGCCGTGATGTGCTGTCTCAGGGTGAAACTGCACCTGGTTCTGCTATTTCTCTTATTAACTATGAACCTGCTGTAACTGGTGGCTACAGAAAAATTAGTGGCTTTAGTAACGACTACGGCACTGTTTCAGGTACTGGAAGTATTCTTGGTGTAGCTGTAGCTAACGGTATCAATGATGGTATTCTAGCAGCACGTAAGCCTTCTAGTGGTAATAACTACTTACACTATTGGAATAATTCTACAAATGCTTGGGTAGAAATAACTACTTCTGGATCTCCTACAATGGTAGGTGTATCAAAGGTAAGATTTACTAAGTACAACTGGGGTAGCCCAAAAATTATTATGACTGACGGGGTAAACCCCGCAGCTACTTACGATGGTACAACTTATACACAGATTACTCATGCGGATGCTCCAGATGATCCAAAGTTTTCTCACGTATTTAAAAACCACATGTTTTTGGCAGGTGATCCTAATGAAAGCACAAATCTTTACTTTAGTGCACCTTACGATGAAACCGACTTTGCTCCTGCTAATGGTGCTGGGGTTATTAACGTTGGCTTTCCTGTTGTAGCTATCAAATCTTTTCGTGATATACTCTATATTTTCGGTACCAACAACATTCGTAAACTTGTTGGTAATAACATTTCAGATTTTGTGTTGCAAGAGGTCACAGACGATCTCGGTTGTATGGCATCAGACAGTGTTATTGAAATAGGTGGTGATCTACTCTTCTTATCACAAGATGGTCTCCGTCCTATTTCTGGTACAGATAAAATTGGAGATGTTAATCTAGAAACAGTATCTAAAGATATTCAGTCTATCTTTACCGATATTGTTTTTGATATTGATCTCGAAGGTATCAACGCAGTTGTCATAAGACAGAAAACTCAATTTAGGTATTTCTTTGCAGCAGCAGACTCTCAGGGTATCATTGGGGGATTTAGGCAAACACCTAATGGTATTCAATTTGAATACAGTCAAATGCTGGGTATATCTGCTACAGCTTCGGATAGTGGTTATATTGGTCAGTATGAATTTGTTATTCATGGGGACAGCAGTGGTAAGGTTCATAGGCAAGAACAAGGTAATGACTTCGACGGAGAGAATATCTTCAGTGTTTACCAGTCTCCTTTTCTACACATGCAAGACCCAGAACAAAGAAAGATTTTCTACACTATAGCTACCTATCTACGTTCTGAAGGTGACAATGAAATTATCATGTCTGTTGTCTACGATTATGAAGACACAGAATCTTTAAATCCTACAAACTTTACCTTAATTACTGAAGGGGGTGCGGCTTACTACAACAAAGCATTATACGATAGTACAGCTATCTTTGATGGGAACCCTTCGCCAGTACAAAGAACGAACATATCAGGTTCGGGTAAATCAGTTTCTTTAAAATATGTTACAAATGATTCCAATGCTTCACACAGTATCCAAGGTATAGTTGTGACATTTGGTGTGGGGGGTAGACTTTAATGGCAGGTTATACAAGACAGAGTGTTGCTGATATTATCGCAAATGCGGTTATCAAAGCTGCACCAGTAAACGCAGAATACAATGCTATACGTGATGCATTTAATGCAAGCACAGGACACAAGCATGACGGTACGTCTGCAGAGGGAGCTTATGTTCCTCTGATTGCCGACACCGATGCCTTAAACAAAGTAGTCGTAGATACAACCAACAATCGTATTAGTGTATATACAGAAGTAAGTGGTGCTGCAGTAGAACAG